TGTACGCAAATACCACAATGCCTATGTGCTGGGCAGGATTTTTCAAACCTCAATGGACAGACATTTGTAAAAATTATAATTTAAAATTTTATAATTTAGACAGTGGGTACTTTGGTAATAGGAAAAGGAAAACAATTTTTAGATTAAGTATTAATAATTTTCAAAATATCGATCCTATCATAGAAAGACCAGCGGATAGATGGCAGCAACTGAATATAGAACAATCTTCGTTTAATCAGGGATCCACGATAGTTATTGTACCTCCTGATAGAAAAATAGTGAATACACTCGGATTAGGATCGGAAGATCAATGGATCAACGATATTGTTGCTAAGATAAAAAATTTTACAGATCGACCGATTAAAATAAGAAAACGTCCAGAACCGCGAGCCGATCGAATAGTTTCAAACACATTTAAAGATTTTATTAAAGATGATACCTTTTGTGTAATAGGATATTCTTCAAACGCATTAGTTGAAGCAGCTATGCATGATATTCCGGTGATATCGCTAGGACATTCTGCTACAAAAAGTCTATACAGTTATCAATTAGACGACATCGAAAAGATAAAGCCTGCTTATCTTGAAGACAAACAGGCTTGGTTAAATCATTTGGCATATTCTCAATTTACCAGAGAAGAATTACTTTCTGGATTCGCTTGGGACACTATAAATTATTTGCCGCCGTATCTTTCTGCATAAGGGCCTGGTCCTAGATATCTTTTTAAAATACTTTTATCTACAGGACTGTTATGTCCTGTTTTTGGCGCCCATAAAAAATTTCTCTTGCTTTTGATGTACACAGTTTCATATCCATAATCTTCCATTAATTTGCAACACAAATCAACATCTTCGTTGATTTCAAAAATTACCCAAGGTCGCTGTGTTGTGATAATATTATGCATTCCTTTTAGTGCATCTAATTCCCAGCCTTGAGTGTCGATTTTTATGAGATCTATATCTGATATATTTTCGTCATCTAACTTTACAACAGGCACAGCATAATTAGATTTTACACCTTCTCGACATAATTTACCATCGCCACAATTTTTTCCTGCTTGATGAAAATCAGCCTCGCCATTAAAATCTGCCACGGCTTTTTCTCTCAGCTCGATCCCCATTGGTATATTAATTTTTATACATTCGATATTTTGTTGAGACGGCTCATAGGAAACTATTTTTTTAAAATGTTTAGTCATCGGCAGGCTCCAAATACCAACGTTGGCTCCGACGTCTATGAATGTTCTTTTATTAGGAAGATGCTTTATTACTTCCTGTCTGTATTTGTCTTCATAAGAAGGAGTAAGCATATCAGTATCTTTTTCCAGTAAGAAAGAGACTCTGGTGTCATCCTCGGGTACAGTCCATCCGTTGTTTAATTTTTTCATATTACATTCTCGTTAATAATAATTGCACATTGCATTATGGTCTTTCCAGTTTCATTTTTTTCAATTATTTCTTTTATGTTAATATTCTGTGATCTTAATTCTTCTATAAATTTTGCCACTCCCGGAAATTTTACAGGATATGTGTCGTCAAAAATTATTATTTTACTGTCTTTTACTTGCTCATAGTCCCATTTAACTGTAGAGTATGAATGGCCACCATCTATATATACCATATCAAATATCAGCGGGCCGATTAGTGTATCATGCGTCCAACCTTTGATCAAATCATATGATTCTAATAAATCATTCTTAACATACTTATCGCATCGTTCTTTGATTATGTTGTATGATGCAGACTCTTTACCGTTATGTTCCATTTCTCCTGTGATGGGATTTTTTGGATATTCAAAGGTAGGTCTGTCAGCCAATTCAAATGCATCGTACCCGATATAATTAATTTTATATCCAAGTTCTTTGATAAGTGGCGTTAGAGATTTCAGTGTTAGGCCCTCGTGGCATCCAATCTCACAGAACGTTTTGGGTTTAAATTGTTCTATCAACGGCCTAAAAACTGCATTCCATTTATAATCTTTCATAGGTATTGTTTAAAAAAGTTCCAAGCTTCGCCAGATTTTAATTCATCAAATTTCCAATGACACATTGACAATCGTTCTATCCACGATTGCCTATCAATCAATACCGGATCTTCTATTCTACTTATGTCAGTGTTAGCCACTGCAACACTTTGACTATGTTGGGGTTGTGGATCTGTTAAGAATGCCGGAACTCCTTCTATAATGCTGGCCACGCTGGGACTGCTGTTATATACCACTGTGGCCCAGGCATTATGCAAGTCTTCTTTGAGATCGGAGTTGACGCTCAACGATACTGATTTATAATTTACTTTTAAATATTTTCCAATTTTTTTATCCCCTGGATGAGCTCTAACAATAATCGGACGCTTACTATATTTTCTTATTTCTAAAATAGTCGAGTTCATCCATTCAATAACATCTAACCCTCTCATACTCCACCCGCCGTTTCTCTGCAGACAGATTAGAATATGATTTCCTTGTGTTCTCCAAGGCTGTAAACTTATGCCTAAATCTTTGCTGATCTGTGTCCATCGACCAGGATCGATATCTCTATCAAAATAAAATCCAGTTGTTGGAAATACTCCATCAAAACTATATCTCAAATAATGCAAGACATTGGATTTGTCTGCGTATAGAAACAGATTGCTATCAACAATCAACGATCGTTTGTTATTTTTCTTTTGAAGATCTACTGCACTTTGTCTTAGTTGTAGATGCGGTGCGGACTTGCCGTGCTCGTGAACAAATCCTTGTATCAGTGCCACATCGCAGGGAATTGCATTCATTCCAGTGTGCGCTATTGCAGTATCGCCGGCCGCAGTGACTCCTTGACAAAAATAATTTAATATCTGCGGCTTCTCCATGTTATGGTTATTGGGAGGTATCCCAGCATAATAGGCCACAGCAGTGATATTAGACACCGTGATATTCCTTGATAATAGTTAGTGCAGTTCCATCCATGAGTTCGTCGTAGGTAAATTGACAATAGCTGAGCCATGCTAACCAATCCCCTAGCGGTCCGTAGTACAGGTCATTGATCTGTTCAAGACTATTTCTAGTTACAGCATTACTGACATGCTTGTCGAGGGTGATAGCAGGAATTCCAGCCCAAATAGATTCAATAGCACTATTTGAATTAATACTGATTGTGCAGTAATAGTCCCCCGTCAATAACTGCTGGTACAGACTTTTTCTAGTTTTTTTATTTGTCTTAGATCTAAATTCTATAGGACGATCTGTATACTTTTTTAATTCTTCTGCTACCTGTTGACCCCATATTTTAGCGTCTGTGTGAAATATGCCGGCTGCAAACTCTCCCGGCTCTACAATTAAAATTGCTTTACCGGTGTGTTGCCAAGGTCTCGGAAAACTTTTAAAAGACGATAATCGATCGACTGGCGAATTGAAATGAGTATTGAAATGCAAGTGGTTTCTCACTAATCTATGCCATTTTTTATTTGGCTCTATAAAATTAGTATAGCCGCTGTCAATAAACCAAAAAAGTAAGTTACTATCAATTTTATCTACTAAAATATTTTCATTACCGACAGTATTTCTTAGTAGACAGTCTTCATAGATATCTTTAAAATCTTTCCTACGTATCATTTCAGCTGTAGGATCAATTTGCATTCCTACTGTTTTAATAAAATATTGACTATCACTATTGATATATCTATCTATGATATCTTTTTCACCTAATCTATCTATAAAATATTCAACATGTTTATGAATTTTTTTAAAATGATTTGATCTATAATAATTTAAAGTTTCTTTGACTGCTTTGGCCCAGTCATTTACGTCTGCTAAATTGCCTCGATATAATTTTTCTTTGAATTTATCTCTAAATTTATTAATATCAAATTTATGATGATCTCTTTTTTCAATAATAAAATTTATGGCTTCTTGTACATTTATAGGTTGAATCTTGTGCTGACCGCAAATTTCATTGAGGTCGATCAATGAAATAAGATACTTTGCTAATTCTTTATCATTTACTAATAATTTCATTTGTTTAATAATTTCCATGCTGTGCCATTGGCTATTTCATCTCCGGTAAATTGTCCGTAGGCCAACGACGCACAGTGCTGTTGTACTAGAGACTCATCTGGATAGAACGGGGTAGATATTTGACTGAGGTCGGTTAAAGACAAAGGTGATGCTGCACAGGGAACCGTGACAAATGCAGGAATTCCGTATATCACAGATTCTAATGCTGCAATACTATTGAAGGCCACAGTAGCAAATACATCTTCATCTAGGGCATCAAATATTGAATGATGCTGTCGAGCTGACCTACTGCCTTTTTCTCTAATAACAATCTCCATGTCTGTGTGTTTTTTTATAGTTTCTATGGTGTTCATTAACCAAGTAGGTTTGCTTTCATCTCGATCTTTTATTTTGCCCTCTTCGTAACCATAAAACACACATGATTTTCTGTTCGGCACAATTATTAAGATTTTGTTGCCTTTTTTCTTCCAACCTTTCCATTGATACCTAGGATCAATTTTACAAATTTCCCGCCAGCGATCGTTAGGATATTTTTCTAACCAATGTTTTTGTAAATCATTTTTAACTATCCTGTGGAACAATTTTTTGCCTCCGGGATTGCCCGGACTTATAAAATTTCCAAAATACCCCGTATCCATATAATAGAAATCTTTTTCATCCTGCCAGTGTTGTTGTATGTATTTTCTCTTGACCACTCCTCGAAATATCGAAGGGGGTACACCTGGAATTGAATTTTTAAATAGTTCTTCATCCATGCTGTAGCATCTCCATGGCTTTGCCGTTTCTTAGTTCTGAATTATGAAACTGACCATACGATAAGTGACATGCCCAGGCATATAATTTATCCGAATCGGGATAATAAGGTTCATTTATTTTAGATAGATCTTGTAGACTAACAGGACTGGCTGCATTAGCTGGTGCTAGTGTAAATGCAGGTATTCCATGGAATATCGATTCTGTAGCGGCCACGCTGTTAAATGTGACCAGAGCAAATACATCGTCATTCAAAGCCTGCTCTAGTGTGTCGTTAACAGTTCTATCTAATCTTTTAGGTGCTCGTTCTCTAACTACCACAGGTCTATCTGTGTATTTTTTAATTTCGTTTACTGTGTGTTCTAACCAAATGTCTAGATCATAATCATAGAAGCGCATGGGTTTTTCATCTGGCTTAGCTACCAATATCTTTCTTCCATCTTTTTTCCAAGGCTGAAACTGTTTGTTAAAATGTTTGAATCTATCATCTTTTCTTGGAACGATTTCGCTATGTTGCAGATCGTTCTTTACTATGCGATGCCAATATTTCCAACCGTTGGGATTTGAATCAGTTCTTTCATTCCCAAAATATCCTGTGTCCATGTAGTAGAATGTTCTGGCATCTTCCCAACATTGGTGCATCCACTTTTTCTTAAGTATGCCTCTTAATACAATCGGGTCATTGCTATCACTGTAGTTAAAATCTTCGGTTGATGTTATCTTGGTTTTGCAGCCTTGTGCGAACATATTGATATATGGATCGTTGCCGTCTTTGCTTAAAAATATCATTTTAACATCTCACGCAGATTTTGTTTCCATACTTTATGATATTCGCAACGTCGATATTCTTTGAACCAAGGACCTCCTTCGGTATAGTGTACTGCTTTAGGAACACCGTCTCGAGGCTCTTGATACCATCCTGCTAACCAATTCCACTCTGGTGCTAGGCTTCCAATTTCTGAATCATCTAACCATTGAAATCTATGTAGGTATTGACCTGTTTGAGAATTTACCACATCGGGAGTTATCTGTTTATTGGATGGGTGAGAACAATTCCATAAAATTGCCGAGCTCCAATTCTTTCTCGGGTACGGTAATTGCTTGCATCCATCCATCTTTAGTCCTTCTTTAGGAGTATAATCATGCTTGACTACCATCACTGCATATTTGTCGTTGGCCTGTTTAAACAGTTCAGCAACATCGTCAACAAAAACAAAATCACAGTCTACAAATACTGCCCAGCCTTGATAATTTGTAAGATAAGGAACTAAAAATCTTGTAAAGGTAAATTCTGTAGAACTTAAAGGGTCGATGTCTCTGGTGTAAATACCGCTCTCTCTAAGATCTCGCTGTTTTAACGCCATAACCTGTGCTTGAGGTTGATGTTTATATATACTGTGTTCACAGACTTGAAATGCAATATCTTCTCTAATATCATAGCCTACAAAAACTTTCATTTTCTTTCGATGTCCTCTTCAATGCATTGTTCACCGTATTGTATTTCGACAATTTTTAATGGATGTTCGTGGGGATTGGTGAGCTGATGCCACTCTTGTGTTGCGACATGCAGTTGATCATGTCGGTCTAAAATTGCAGGCGGTAGTTCAAAATTCAACGGAGTTGCTCTATTAACAGAGGCTTGACCTTCGCTGACAATCCAATATTCTGCACGATGATTGTGTCGTTGCATGCTTAAACTTTTGCCGGGATCAACTGTGAGTTCTTTGACTTTCATACCCGGAACTTCGTGCAACACTCGATAGTAACCCCACTGACGCTTTGTCTTGGGAGCTTTCCATTCTTGTAAAATCCAAGAACTGGAATTTGCTTTATTAAATCCGCCGACACCAAACACAAATTGCAAGTTATCGTCAGCAATGTCCATTTCCGGAATATTGTCGTTGGTTCTATCTCCGCCGTTGGCAAAAATAATAAGATCTTGTGGATAACTTTGTCGAACCATTTTGATAGCATGTTTTGCTGATCCGTCGTTGTCGTTGAAGTCTATGACAAAATCTACGCCAACAATGTTACGTACAATTTCTGCACGTTCTTGATAGGGCATGAAAGGAGATCCTTTCTTGCGTGTTAACCATGCATCTGAGTTAACACCAACAACAAGAATATCTCCTAATGCTTTTGCTGCTTTAAAATAAGCGATATGCCCAGAATGTAGAGGATCAAATCCTCCAGTGATTAAAACGATCTTTTTCATGCAGATATTTATCTGCGTATATTATCCAGTATTTAAAGACTGGCGTCTTCTAATCCAGATACTCGTAGCTTAACAATGTTGCTTAGATGCCATTGTTTCTGATCAAGTGCTTTAATAATGCCTAACCACTTGTTGCGTAGTAGGGCAAAGTCGTTGATAATCTTTTCAAAATCTACAACGTCAGCTTCACCTTCTACAAACTTTTCACAGTCCCTAGAAGATAAAGCTCGTTGATAGTTTTCTAAATACTTGCGAAAATGTTGACTTCGAAGTCTACGAAGTTCAATGTTTAAATACTCAAGGATGCCTTCAATTTCTTGAAGTTGATTAAAACGTTCTTCCACAATGCCGGGCATTTGCGAACTTGCCTTCTCAATGTTACCCGCTATGCGTACATCTTGTTTTGCTTCGATTAACTCAGCTTCATAATAGGCCACAGCATCTGGAATGTTGCTTATATCTTTACTAACCCTGTCGTACCAATTCATTTATTCCTCTTCGTCGTAGCTGTCTACATCTTCTTCAATTTCTTCACCGTCGATGGCGTATGTGATAGCTTCGTCGAGAAAAGGATCAACTCCTTGCAGACTGTCTAAGACACTTTCTTTAATGCCATAGTCTAATAATGTGTTTACAAAATCAGTAGCCACATCTGGTCTATGTTTTTCAGGAATATGCCCAATTACCACATGCCATAGGTCAGCAATTAAATCTTCTTTCATTCTTGAGTCTCCGTTTCAGGTTCAACAATAGTAGTTATCTCTGAAGCGGAAATTTCACCATGTTTCGAAATGTCGTCCATGGCAATGTCTAGCCCTTCTTTCTCATTACGTTCCCAAGCCTTGCGGAACTGCTTGATGATTTCACCATCTTTGGTGGTGTATACAAGGCTGTTACCTTCTTTCTTGAGCATGCCTTTGGCTTCGAACAAGTCGACTAATCCACTATATGGACTCATACCTGTTTCATAAGGAATCTCAACCTGTACACTTTCAAACGGCTTTGCGTAACGAGTTTTCATAATCTTACAGGCTGCACGAATACCTTGCACAGTTGTAGTTTTATTGCCGTCTGCATCAAGTTTCAATTTCAACTTGCGCATAGCAACTACAATTGAACTTGCGTAGATAAAACCTTGACCGCCTGAGATCTTATCATCTGGATCAAACATATCCTGGCTTGCGTATGTATGATTAGTTGCTACCAATCCAATGCCCAATGATCCAAACATGTTTACACAATTGCGAACCAGTGCGGTGAGTGCTTTAGGTTTACGGCCCATGTCACCTTTGAGATCCCCGGCTTGGAACTGGTTAACATCTGTGGGGGTCAGTAACATTCCAAGACTGTCGATAATGAATAATACTTTAGGACGCTCGTCTTCGGGCATTGTTTTGTATTCTGCAACAAATTCTGTAATAGTCTTTGCCACATCGTCGATCATAGCCATGTTAAGTTTCAACAACTTGTCTGGACTTGTATCAACGTCAAGTGCGTGTAACCACTTTTCGTCAAGTGCGTTTTCTGTATCGATCAAGATTGGAAAAATACCTTGTGCTTGTGCGTTCTTGACTAGATTGCCCGAACAGATAAAACTCTTACCTGCACCACTTTCGCCAGCGAACACAGTTACCTTGCCTAGTGGAATACCACGTTTAAAATCTCCACTGATAAGATAGTTTAATGCGTAGTTGTTTGTACTAACCCAATCGGTTGGGTCGTTAAAGCCAATACTTAAACCGTCAATCGATTTAGTAATTGACTTTCTAAATTTAGAAATATCAAATGCTTTTGCCATTATTTTTTGCCCTGTTGAGAAATAGAGTGTGAGTTGCCTCACACTCTATGTTTAGTCTTATTGTTTCTGACGATTGCGAATCATGGCAAGGATGTCTTGCGCACGACTAGCACCATCTGCACTAGCTTCGGCCTTTGGTGCTTCGGCCTTGGCCACAGGAGCTGGTTCGTCATCTGCATCTACCACAGGAGCAGCAACGGCTGCTGGTCTATTAGGATCACCAGTGGCTTGACTCATGCCTGCTGGTTTGAAGTATTGACCCCAACGTTCCATGTCATAGGCTTCGCCATCTACAGAAGCTTCAAACATTTCTTTCATAACTTTGAGCTCTATATCAGTGGGTTTCTTTGGCAGGAATCCGCTGAGATCAAAAAGACCATGTGATTCTACCGCAGCAGATTCAACATCTGTTAGTGAACGCTCACGTCGGCTCCACTTTGAAGTAGAGTAGTCAGCAAAGCCACCTTTTGATGTCTTGGCAATACGGAAGTCTAGACCTTTTAAGTAGTCTGTTGGCAATTCGTCTAATTCTGGATCCATCAACGCTGAACGGATGATAGCGTAGATCTGAGGACCAATAATAAATCTACGGATAGGATTATCTGGAAGTTTATCTTCCTTGAGTGGATCTTCAACTACAAATCCTTGGAAAATATATGAACGCTTTTTCCAGTACTTACGACCCATTTCTTCAAGACTCTTGTCTTTGAACCAACCACGCACTTCTGATAGGATTGGACATACTGTGCCGTCGTTGTACATTTCCACACATGGAACTTGTACCTGTACTGCTCTGCTGTCTGTTTCACCCTTGATGCCAGCGAATGGCAATTTGATCATCGCACGTTCTACCCAGAAGAATGTGTTGTTGGGATTACCGTCTGGTAAGAAACGTACGACAGCTTCTTTGCCTTCTTGCATATTCCAGTGTGGGTAAATTGCGTTGTCTCCACCGCCGGTGGATTGTCCTGTGGACTTTGATTGTGCTTCTTGAAGTTTAGCACGGATTTCTGATAATGTTGCCATTTTAAATGCCTCCTTGTGTTATGCCTAAAATGTTTATATGCCTTATGCACATGTTTTATTATGCGCTTTTTATTTATCAAGGTCAATGATTATCTGCTAGTTTTTTTGATTGTGTTTTACCAAAAGAAAAAGCGGGTCAAGCCCACTTTTTCCTATACGCTGTCATTGCTCGTTGTCTAGCTAACCATAATCTAAATTTTACATACTCCGATAGTTCATCTTCATCAACTACCTTACCAAAGTCTCGAGCCTTTAGATTACGGCCAAATGTGACTTCATCATCTAAAATGAAGTCACTATCGTCTAATCCAAAATTACTTCGCTGGAGTAGCGGCTTTTGCGTCTGCCTTAGGTGCGTCTTTCTTAGCAGGTTCGCTTTTGGCAGGCTTAACTTCTGCCTTTGCTGGTGCTGAAGCAGCAGGTGCTGCTGGCTTAGCTTCTTCTTTCTTAGCAGGTGCTTGTGCAAATGCTGATACTGCAAACAACGATGCTATTACGATTGCGATTGATTTCATTTTAAAGTTTCCTTTAGTTAACATACTCAGACAGGAATGTCTGTGTATACATATATAACGCTCTAGAGATGAGATTCGTTGACAGGCAATATATCCAAAAGAAAGGGCACCTAAGTGCCCAATCTAACTGCGACGAAACTGTTAATAGCCTGCTAATTCTCTAATACGTGATAATTCTGCAATCTGTGGATCTTGTTGTTGTGGTGCCATTCTTTCTACAAATTTACGAGCAACTTGTTCTGCCTGTTCGCCAAATTTCTTGCCTACCATTGTGCAAACACCTTCTGGGCCTTTAGGGAATGTGCCTGTGTCACGGTCATAAAATGATGTGATAAACTCTGCTAATTCTTCAACTTTAATGCCTGCACGGTCTTTACGATCACGTTCTGATTTTTCGTCCTTATCCTTGACATCTTTCATAGTCAAGGGTGATTGGCCTGCTTTCTTTCTATCCACAGCTGGTCTTTCATAGTCTCTAGGATTGTTAGGATCTACAGCTTCCTGTGGTACTGGCTCTTCTGCAGGTACAGCCGCTGCTGCTGGATCGACTGGTGCTGGCTCCGCTTCCGGATCATCTACCATGTCGCCAAAATCTAACTGTTCTAGTGCCTCTGGTGCATTAAATTCCAACCAGTCTTTGACCAATGGTCTCACACATGAATCTGGATCTTGTGCTGCTTGTTCTTTGATTCGTTTATATAATTCAGGATCTTCAATTAACCCGGTAAGGCTTTCGATAGCGTTAGTGCCGTCGACGCCTGCTGGAAAATGTTGTCCTACTAGTTCTTGTAGACTTTGTAATGCTGCCTGTTGTTCTTCGGGGTCTTCACTGGTCACTGCACTGTCTTCGCCTAGACCCATGACCCAATTTTCAAATTGAGCAAATGGATCATTATCTTCTGTTTCGACCGCAAGGTCTTCGTTGTTGATTTCTTCTTGTGTCATAGCGACTATGTCGTCATAGCCTATGGTGTTTCCTTCTTTCATCAGTCTGTACAAAACTGGAAACACAGTTGCGATATCTTCTTTGAATGATCTGACCGTGAATTTTTGTTTGAAATCTTCTACTACATCTTGTGGAATTTCTTCGCTGTCGTATGCCTGAAAGTTTTCTTTGTATGTCTCATAATGACTTTGTTTGCTCAATGCCTTGATCTGCTCTCTTAGGTGATTTAGATACTCTGTGCTTCTTTCGACCACCGAGTTGGTGTCTGAATTCATTAGGTCATTACGTACTACATAGTTGCCAAAACTTTTAAGCTGAGCAATTTCTTCACTCATTTTAGTAATACTTTGACCCAATTCATCATAAGGCAACCCACCGTTGGCCACATGTCGCTGCATGGCTCTAGCACCAGCAAGATGAATAAATGGATATTTGAATCGTTCGCCGTCTTGGTTTTCTACAAACAAGGCACTGATATTTCTGGTTCTAGCACCCGGTTGTGTGTCATCCATTACTGCTTGATTATGTTTAATGATCAAGCGTGTGTCCATTAATTTTTGATAGCTCATTGTTTTGCTACCGTACATCGAGCTCTCACTCATTATGTTTTCACTCATTGTGCTTTCTCCAACTGGTTTTTGTACCATATTTGTCTGTGGTTTAGGTTGTGCATTTTGACTAAGGAATTGATAATCTCGTTTGTCAAGATTGTCTTTGGCAATATCTCTGGTGTCAAAACTTAATAATCTGCGTTTAGCAAATTGACGCAGTTCTTTTAAGAATCCGTACCAATTTGTTTTTTGCCCGTCATCCATGCCTTCTGTAATTCCATTGGAAAAATACACTTTCATAGAGTTGGGTTCTGCAAGACTGATGCTGACATGCCCTATAGGAGTTTGCCCTTCTGTATAGTCAAAATCAAAGAATCTAGCCTGCTCAGGATTGATAGTGATTTCACCAGTTTCTGCACCTAATTTCAGCCCAGAAAATCGGCTGCGTACCTTATAGAATAAATCGGTGGCTATGTTATTTGTTGCGTCCATAAGTATATTTATCAAAGACCCATGCTGACAAAGATCGGCATAGGCATGGCTTCATCAGTGATTTTTTCTGTCATTTTATCGTAGATCTGCGGATCCCAATCTGCTAATACATCTGCCATGCGCATGATCAGCAGGGTACTGCTAACTAAATCGTCGTGTTCTCCGCTCTTGGCTTTAAATCCTAGTCCCGATGCCACATATGTTTTTAGTTCGGATATTAACGGTTTGCTATGGATAGTCATTTTATGATTTTCGATCATATTCTTTAGTTGGCTGCAAGCAGATATTTTAGATCTATGTGTGGTATTAAACCCTTTGCGGAACTTGCGTATGTGTCCTTTACGTATAGGTTCTGAAAGGAATAGCCCGTGGAAGTTTTCTTCACCTATGTCGTTGATCACTATCAGGGCTGATTCTCCAAGACTATTGTTTTCAACAGAATAGTATATAATAGGAGCACCGCCTCGTTCCTCCCCACGTTCGTGTATGTATTTTAATATTTCTCTCATGACCCTAACCTGTTGCTGCACAGGAGTGGTATTGTGATGCCATTCTGCTACCTGTATCATCTCAGGCATTTCATATACCTGTATAGCTCCGTAATCTCCGCCTGTGCCTAGACTAGGGTCTAGGGCAACAAGGTACGTGGCTTTGGGACTGATGTCTTTGTACCATCGTGTTTGCCCCATGTTCATTATAGGATCGCTACCTGCAAGTTCTACTAGCTTGACAGAGTTTATGAGTGTTTCGTCATAGATCAAGAATTCGCATTCAAACTCTCTACGGAATCTCTCTTCACCGATCTTAGCACGTTCTAGTCTAGCCCACTCGTCGTCTCTGTCAGGATGTTCCTTCCAGTGTGCAAAAAACGGATAAAAGCCATTGACGCCTAATTTAGTTTCATTACCAAAGTCGTCGAATCTCTTGTTGGCTTCTAACCAAATCATAGCAAATTGATCTTCGTCTGAGTTAGGTGTTGATGTGATAATAGCTTTACCACCGGTGGCTAATGTAGGACTTAGTGCTGTCCAAAATTCTTTGGCTTTCTCTGGCGGTTGTACGAACGCAAACTCATCGCAGTAGATTAGAGAAAGAGATTTACCACGGCCTGTGTTTTCAGTTGTGGTGGTTGCCTGTATACGTGATCCGTTGTCATATTCGATGGTGTTTCTGTTGTATGAATACACCCCAGCACGAATAAAGTCGGGTAAATTTTCATAGGCATATCTATAACGATCCATGATGTCTCGAGCACCTTCGTACTTGTGTGCAGCGATTAATACCTGTACGTCTGGCATAAACTGTGTGTACCATAATAGATATGCCACAGCACAGGTGGTCTTACCCATCTGACGAGGCAACATAGCAATACATTCTTTGTTTGTATGGTATGCGTCAATCAACAGTTCTTGAAAACCATAGGGCTCAAATGGTATTGATCCTCTAGTGGGATGCTGTATCTTGATAAAGTTTTTAGCAAAGTACAAAGGACCACTAACTGGGTCCATACAGGCTTCTAGGTGCTTAACTTCGTCGAGATTATAGCGTATCTGTGCATGGGCTTTCTTAATTAGATTGCCGTCTAAGGATTTTGACATATGTTTATTTACTGAAAAAAATAGGCTCCGAAGAGCCTATTTGGTTTGCTAATTTATATTAACTATCAACAGTTTCAGCTGCATCAACTAGTGTTACTGCAACGTCATCATAGATATCTGCAATAGTTTCCGGTGCTGCAATTGTAATGGATTCATCGATTTCGGCACCTTGAGCACCGTCCCATACGCGAACAGTTTTTGTCATTGCCAGTAGTATTGCTTGGCCGATCAAATAACGTAGTGCTCTAGCTGTAGTATTGACTGTAACTGCACCGCCGGTTGTTGGGGCAAACGAAGCAACTCCTAGTCCTACACCGCCCGTTGAACTCACAGCACTTGCTGAGTTTGTTACAGATGTTAGTATGTTTGATGCAGAAGCTGCACCACTACGATCATATCTAATTGTAAATGTAACTGTTGTTGGTTGGTTGTCAGCTGCTGTTGCGCCGCCACTGGTAAATTGCACGTCTTGGATTTGAGCATCAGCAAATCTTGATACTGCATCAACAATATTCATAAAACGTAGATGACCTCTAGCCACACGACGACCGATTGCTAGGGTAGTTGGCTTGGTAGCAAATTGACTGTGATCCTGAGGATATACTGCACCGTTATTTGTGCCGTCGGCAGTAGGGTATGATCCTGTACCACCGCTCAGTGTTAACACTACTTGGTAGAATTCTGGTCTTAGTGACTCAGTTGAAATTTTAAATCCTGACATTATTTCGCTCCTTTAGCTTCTGCCAATCTCTGAAGTAATTCTTCTCGTATACTGGCACGTAGTTGTTCTTTGCTTTCGTAAGCACCAGCTGCCATAGGATTATCTCCTCTATATGGTTTGCCGCTGAAACTTTTCTTAGGCTTGTTTAGATCGTCACCATCTGGCATAGCAGCATCTATGCCTGCATATTCGGGCTCTGAATCGTTTAGTGAATTACCAAATGCTTCGTCTTTGTCTTTCTTTTCAGCATCGTGATCATCCATGTCGTGATCACCGTCACCGTCGATATCGCCCATGGCCTTAGTTACATCATCACCGTCATCACGATCTAAATCGCCCATCGGAGGCATATTGTCAGCATCATTATCGCTTGGGCCGCCCATGTTATCTGCATCGGGTTCTGCATGCGGTTCTGAATCCATGTCTGGCAACATCTTTAATGGAGGTAGTCCGCCCATTGGTTTATCCATAGGCTCGATGCTGATAGAGCTCATCGGTGATGGTTGGTTAATCATGTCTGGATTAACTTTAGTCATCAACTTCATTAGTTCTTCGATATTGTCCATGCCTTGTGCATTAAGATTTAAACTCATACTTGGAGGTGGAGTATCTGGTTTGTCTGACATTGGTGGCATGCTCATTGGCATAGGTGAGTCACCGCAGGCTTCTGTGGCGGGCCTGTCTAACTCCTGCATCTTGGCCAATAGTTCTTGAAAGTTCATAGTTAATTTCCTTTGCGTGGATCTTGTTTGCCAGCGTTTGACATTGGACTCATAGATCCAGCTTTGTCTGTTTTTTGCTTGGGTATTTTATATTCAGCAGCGAATCCGTCTTTGGTTCTCTGCTTGGCTGTTTTGCTTAGATCTTTCAAGAATCCCTTATTGAAGTCGTCACCAAAATAGTCTTTGTGTTTAATCTTGCCTTGACCTTTGTCTAGGTCTTGTTCGTCTAGTATGGCATCGCCGCTGGGCTCGTTGTCCAGTAATATTTGATCTGCTTCTGTTGGTTCGCCGCTGTTGCGCACACGGAAACAATCTTCGTCTATGCCCATGGCTTTGACATGTGTTTCAATTTCTGGAGGAGTAATAGGATATTCACAAATTACTTCAAATATAGTAACCTGCATGTTTTCTTTGCCTGGAAAATCCAGTGGCAATTTTTGTATGGGTGTTGTTGACAACTTTTCAAAGGTCATAACCTTGCAGCTGTCTAACCGTGACTTTAATGCTTCTTGGAATTTTTCAGGAACATCGCCTGCAACTTTGATCTTAAAGCTGTAAATTTTTTTGTTTTCGACGAGATATTCTTTAAAAGTTTTC